TCAATCTCATCGTTAGCGCCGCTTATAACGCCATTTCTGAACTCGGGTGCAATGTTAGCGGTAGATTGTAGATTAACTACTGGTGCAACGGCTTGTGGATCATCGTTAGCGTATTCTTTCGCTTTCTCTGCATAATCCTCTAACCAACGGCGCATAGCTTTACCGTCTTTCGGATCAACGCCGTATGATTGAGCAATGTTGCGCACTTCATCAAACGCACGACCGGTCACATAATCTTTTCGAGCTTGTTCATCTGCAAAAATAGTTGGCGTATCAATAAACTCATTCGCACGAGATAAATCATTTTTTCTGAATTGACCAAGAATTGAATGCAATTCAAGCGCACGTTCTAAATTCGGATCAACTTTGAAAGTGGAAGTTGTTTCTTGTTGTGGTTGTTCTTCATCAAAGAAGTCTGATTCAAATTTTGCTTTTGCTTGTTGTTCTGCAAGTGCCTCTTCTGCAACTTGTCGTGCTTTAGCGGTTGCGATACCGGCATTGTTGATTGCTTGCACTCGACTGGCTGATACTAAATCGCCTAATTCTGTTGCGCCATTATTGAGCATATCAACATAGTTTCTTAACTGGCTATCAACTGCCTCATTGCCAGTATTGATATGATTTAAGAGTGTGCGTTTTTGATTATTAAAAGCGATTCTATCAGTGTGAGTATCAAGTCCACCCATAGCCGAACCAAATGCGGCGCCCAATACTGCACCATTGATAGCATTATCAGCCATGCCCTCAGTTAAATCTTTATCAGGATTGTAGAAGTCCTTTTCAGCTTTATTTAATGCGTATTGTTCCGCTACTCCTTGAATCGCCTCAGTGCCGCCCTCAACTGCCGCACCTTTTAATAAACCGCCTTTGATTGTTTTAGCTGACGAACCTAAACCCCAAAATCCACCACCAAGACCACTGACTGCATTTGTTGCTAAATCTGTTGCAATAGCTGTTGGATTTAATGCTGCCTCTCTACCGACTTTATCAGCAAAGGATTTTTTAGCCATTGTGTAGATTTCATCGACTGATTTATCCTTTCCATCTTCACTATCGGCAATAGAATAATATTCATCTGAAAACTGCGGAATTTTGGCTAATTGTTCATTAGTCATTTCCATGACTTCATCACGTTTTTGACCGTAACGGCCACCACCTGACATCGCCGACATTGTTGCTGTAATACCAACCATGTTCCAGTATTTTTGCGGAATGCCACGTTTAGCGGCTTGTTCCACTGCTGTTTTCCCAACTTCTTCAGCGACTTCTTTTTTAAGCAACAATTTACCGGCTTGTTTTGCGCCTATTGTTACCGCTTTGCCAGCGCCAAGAGTTAAAACAGTGTCAAGGTTTTGACCGATTAATGAACCTAAATTGCCAGCCCACCAACGCAAATTACTTACACCTTGACCCTCGCCATCGAAAGCGTTTTGATTCAAGGCTGCTTTCATTTCATCTGACATTGTGGCTAGATTTTCATCAGCGCCTTTAGCTGCCCAATCGCCAACCTCATGAAACCACTCAATACCAGTTAAAGCACCAATACCGTGCGAAATATCACTAGCTCCTTTCCAAGCGCCCATTTGCACCGCATCAACTGTATCAGCAACAAGCCCTTGTTGTTTTTTAGGCTCTTCCTCATTTCTCAAATAAGATACATCTTGATAATCAAAACCGCTCCCGCTTTTTTTGCCACCACCAGCGTTGCCACTAACAATGCCGATCATCTCTTTGTAGTCTTTATTGGAAAGGTAGAAACTCATATATATTGCCCTTAAAATTTAGTGATAAAAAAAGACCGCACTTTTAAAGTTGCGGCCTGTTATTTGTCTAATCCGTAATTTCCTGCTGGATTAGCTAGTGGCGTATTCTTCAATGCCACTTCTGTTTTAAATTTCTCTAGATCTATTGCTTGTTTACCCGTTTGAAGTTGTAAGTCAGTTGTGAGTTTTGCTGTGCTTAATTTTTCATCTAAATCTAGGCGAGCTTGTTGTGATTGTTGTGTCATTTGCACTTCAAGCATTTTGATTTCAAGCTCTTTCTCTTTGATTTGAACTTTCATTTGCTCAATCTGAATTTGACTTTGAATTTTCATTTGCTCTAACTGCATTTCATGCTGTTGTTTTTGTTGTGCAATCTGCATTTGCATTTGCACTTTCAGAATTTCAGGATCTTGCGGTTGCGATGCTTGCGATTCTTGAATTTCCTGTAATTTTTGTTCGTACTCATCACGAGGGATAAGCATGGTTTGCGTTCCCATGCTCATTGATTGCATCAATGTTTTAGCGCCATCGTACCAGTCAAAGGCATACATTAATTGCGGATGCTGACCGAACTTTTGAAAAATATCGATAATCTGTGCTGTTTGAGTTTCTTTAACCAATAGCGCTGATGTACCACGAGCAACAATCTGCATATCGCCTTTGATATTCGGATCATCGCTCATTGCCATGTTGTATTCGTAAAATCGGCGAATTAATGGTTTAGTGACTGCATCATCCCACTCTTTCACTTGTCTGCGGCGTACTGCATTTGCGGCATTCATTAGCATAGACATACCGCCTAGCGTTGGCGTAACCTGTCCTTGTTCACCTTGCGCAATCATAGGCAATCCACTTTCTTCATCCATGAACGATTTAGATAGTTGGATAATGTTTGCTAATTCAGCTTGTCGGCTGCCAATATCAAAGATACCGAAAGCACGTTGCGCCTCAAATTGTGCGTTAGCGGTAGATCTATCATTTGTTCGCCATAATTTATATGGTGACAATTCCCAATTTCCGTCCACTGGACTTAATACACTGCTATTCACGACTGCTTGTGGCCCGATACCTAAAACGCCGTTATCAATCATGCCACGCCAAGCGGTATTCAAAATCTCTTGTGCATCACGGCAAAGGTAAGGAATACCAAAGCCAAATACGCAACATACATCAGGCTCGCAAGTGTAGATTGAATAAGGATATTCGGCTGAATCTAACGGATTGAGGTTTACGCTTAAAATCTTGCCGTTGCCCGCCATCACGATCACGCCATCAATTTCAAGATTAGCAGCCTTTGATTCTTCATCGGTTGGAATGTTGAGCTTATTGCCCTCGCCTAATTGAGAATTGGCGCTCTCTAATACGCTCAATGGAATACCGCCATGATAAGTCCATAATTCATAGCGGTTGTCTTTGCTCTGTGTTTCTAACCCTGACAAGGTTCTCAATGTATCAACATAACCATCCATATCTGAGCTTGCTGTTTTCGTATCTGAGCCGTCTAATTCGCAAAGCTCAAGCACGTTATCTTTCAAGTAGTATGGATTTTTAGCTAAAGCCTGTAATTGTTTTTTCGTAACATAACTACGCTCAAAGACGAATTGGCAATCTTTGATTGTGGATGCGGTCATATCTGGCACAAAATCCCACGGCAATACTAAACGAGCAGCAGGAATTGTTTTGGTGATAATCTCGCCATTCCATTGCCCCATCGCATCTTCTGACCATACTTTTGATTCCACAACATCAACGATAGGCGCACGCAAAATACCTGTACCTAATACAGCGGCATAATGTAAGCATAAGCGAGCCTCAGCAGCGTAATCGCATTCGAGCAACTGATCGTCTATTAGCTTTTCCATCGCCTCCGCACGCTCTTTTGCTTGTTGCATAATCGCACGAGCATTATCAATTTGAGCAGCCATTTGCGGATTGCCGTTATCATTTTGTTTTGCCATGTTAGCAATACTAGGCATAGGCGTTGGCGAGATACTATAATTTTTGTCATCTGACGGAAATAACATATCTGTCATTTGAGCCGTCCAGGCATCAGTTTTCGCACGAGTATAGCCAACAAACACTTTAGATTTACCCGTTGTTGTTGAGGTTGAGTATTGGTTGCGATATTGATACATATCTTTCACCCAACGTTCGACAACTGGCTGGCGTTGTTTAATTTGCTCTAATAATTTTGCTTTTAGCTCTGATCCGAAATTCGTGATCGCCTCTAATAATGCGGATTGTTCTTCTGCCATTATTTAGTATCCTGTCAATGAACTGATTGCTTGATGTGGTTTAATGTTGATGATCTGTTGTTTGAATAAATCAGGCATAGCGCCTAAACATAAATATTGGTTTGCATCGTGTGGATGCGAATAACGGTTTTTATCCGGCGTTTCTGTGTATTTATCTTCCCCACTGATATTTAACAGACGGTACGAATAGCCTGTTTCATAACCTTTGATAAGTGTTTTACAGTGTGGACTAATAAGCATTGCCGGCTGTCCTTTGCCCACTAAGCGAGATAACCACCAACGAACTGCCTCAAGGCGAGCTGTTGTATTGTTTGAATCTGCTGGGCGAGCATTAAAGCCATTTTCCAATAGAATTTGAAAGCACGTTTTCTCGTTAGTTTGCGCACGTTGCACGCCAGCCGGGTCGCCTATTACTTCAATCTCACAACCGTTGTATTTTGATTTGAGTAGAATTGAAAGTTGATCACGAATGAATCGTTCAATACCCATGCCAGTTGCAACGACTTCATCAGTGATACGCAACTGTCCGATTGGCGCAACCTGACCGATAATTGCGGCTGGCGTTAGACCAAAGTCAAGACCGATAAATGTTGGCCATCCTTTAACTGGTAATAATTTATCTTTTGATACGTGCAATTCTTTGTTGAAGTGATCCATATAAACTGGTTTACCTGTTTGTACTGTTGCGAACTCATTACAGATGCGAGATTTAATCCAGTTGAGCGTTTGACCTTGCAAG